CAGAAGCCAACTGATTTCATTTCTCAAACGAGACCTGTCATATCACCTCATATATAACATATATGTGAGCGCGAGTATTACATCCTAGGAGGTAAACATGACGAACAAAAATGATCTTTCTAACAGAAAGGTCGGTGTTAAAAACACCAAACTTCTAAGTAAGTTGGATCAAAGACTTTTTGACAAAGTTGAAAAACTGAGTCATAGAGTCTGTCATTTGCACAACATTAAAGATTGTGTAGCAAGTGATTTCTCCTCACTTTTCTATAAAACCCTCTTACATAGAGGGAGAAATGGATTGGTTCAGGATATGAAACAATACCGTCTAGTTTTGCAGCAATATGCTCTAAAACAAGAGATTACAAATCCAAGTTACCGTAAGGTTACAAAGGATGGTAAATTGTTAGTTATTAAACCATTTATTGATTTAGTACTTGACAACGATATTAATCATACACGAGCTATTATGAGTATATTTAGAATCAATGAGTTGGTAACCCTTGATCTAAAATACGACTATTCTACAATAACTGATCCTCAATCAGAGGAAGAAAAGTTATTTACTCTTAGTTTCAATGAAAGATTTAAGAAGTATCTAAAGAACTGTAAAGTCCTTAAGGTATTACCTAATCTAACTAGAAACAAATTTCCACTTAAAAATTCGAAAGGTCCGAATACTTCAAAGGCTATGCCTTTTGGAGCTTCTTTCCTATTTCAGTATGATCTAAAGACCATCCTGAAAGAAGAATTTTACTCAAGCATTGATTCGATGCTTAGCACCATTGGAAAAATTGACATAAAGTCTTTTACTCCTTTAGGTGAAGTTGGAACTCATTCAAAAATTGTATCCTTAAAGGATAAATTTGGAAAAGAGAGAGTTGTTGCTATGGGCGACGTTATTTCAAATTGGGCTTTACAGCCTATTGAAGAAAGCTTTCAGATTGCATTAAGCAAGATGATTACTTCCGTCGCATACAAGCAAGAATTAGTTCCTGACCTTGTTAAAAGGTTAGGTCAAAATCTTTACTCTGCCGATTTAACGGCTATGACAGATCGCTTTCCCATTATACTGATTCAATCAGTCCTGGAAGAGCGGTTTGGAAAATCTATAGCTATGAATTGGTCCCAGATCTTGACCAACCGGACATTCCAGACTAGGTCTGCGAATTTAAGGTACGAAGTAGGAAACCCAATGGGTCTCCTTTCGTCATGGTCTACATCAACATTCACTCATCATTGTGTTCTTGAGTTTATTGCTCATGAAAACAACATCCAAAATATAAATAGAAAATATATTATGTTAGGAGATGATGTGTTGATATCTGATAAGTATCTTTATACAAAGTATATTGAAACTATTCAGAATTTAGGAATTAAAATTTCTAACTCTAAATGTACTCAAAGTAAATACGGCTATGCCGAATTTGCAAAGAGGTTATTTACACCGGAAGGTGAGATAACAGGTTTCCCTGTCTCTCTAATGATAAAAGGTCTAAAAGACCCAGCATCATACTTCCAGTTAATTAACATTTTACACTCAAGAGGCTATGACTTCAAGACAAACACCTGTCTTTATAAAAGACTAAATGATTTAGCTCATAAAAGAGTTAAAAAGGCAATGAGTTTTGCTCAGAACCTTCCTTATAATTACTATAATCTACCACATAAAATGTGGGTAAGACCAAGTATTTATTTAATGGATAAAGATAGATTTCTAAATCTTCTTGATATCCAAAAGGTCAAAGAGTTGGAAGAATTTGAAAGAAAACTTTCAGACTTCCCTTCTTATTATAAAGATGTCTGTGGAACTCCTTTTCCTGATGACCACCCTATCCTTACGGAATTGGGACATAAAGTCTTCTCAATCTTTAGAGATGACGTTAATGGTTATCAGTTATGGGATAAATGGTTTGAGGAAGATATGAGAGTATCACTCCCAAACCTAGGTTCTTATACAGAGAAAATTCTTAAAAGTAATCAACTGATAAGAAAAGATCTCAAATTACAAAAGACTTATGTCGAATGTAAAGATGTAGAAGAATTACAAAAACCAGATAAAATTGGAAACTTTGTATTAGCAATGAAGCTTTTTACAGGTCCCAATACACAGGTAATAGTTGCTGGACTACTACAAATGACCAAGGAGCCTGGATGGTTTAAACCAAACAGGCAGTCAAAACGAAGTCTTTCGATGGAAAGACTAAGTGACTTCCTTGATTCTTGATCCACAGGGGCAAAACCGCTTACCGAGG